CTAGGCCTCGCAGCTGGTGCAGGTGACGAGGTTGGTGATCATGTCCTTAGAGACGCTGTTACTTCGCTGGTAATACAGACCCTTGATACCGAGCTTCCATGCCTCGATGATTAGGCGGTTCACCTCCTTGATAGGCATCTCTGGTGGGATGTTGAGATTGAGGCTCTGTGACTGATCGATGAACTTCTGTCGGATGGAGGCCTGTACGATGATGTCCTTTTGGGATATCTCGCGGAAGGTCTTGAAGACCTCCTTCTCCTCCGGTGTGAGGAAGTCCAGATGCTGTACCGAGCCAGCGTTCATCATGATCTCACGCCAGACCTCATACGTATCCTTACCCTTCGACTCTAGGAGCTGACGGAGATAGATATTTTTGCGGATGAAGTTGCCCTTAGCCAGACCGACCTTATAGTAGTTACTTGAGTAGGGTTCTATACCCGGACTGACCTGACCAAGTATGGAGGACGAGGAGGTGGTAGGAGCGATAGCCAGACGAGTGGTGTTGCGGTACTTGACCCCAGGATAGCCTCCTTCTTCGAAGATAGGGGCGGGGCCAAGGAGCTCGGCTAGACGGCGACTCTCCTCCGTAGTCTTCTCCTGTATCGAGCGGAAGATCTCGGTGGTCAGTGCGTTGGCTCTTAGGGAGCCGAAGGGGATCATCTTGCTCTGTAGGTAGGAGTGCCATCCGAGGACACCGATGCCGATGGCACGGTGACGCTTGGCAAAGTTTGCTGCGTACTTCAGGAACTTCTTGCCGTCAGTCTTAGCGATATACTCCGAGAGGATCCCGTCGAGGAACATCACCGCTAGCTCGGGGAGGTTGCTATCCTTCCATTCGTCATAGAGGGCGAGGTTCAGCGAGCAGAGACAGCAGATAAAGGTCTCCTTGTCTGCGTCGGGGAGTGCGATCTCGCTACAGAGGTTACTGTGGGTAATGTTACAGCCTAGATACTGGTAGATCTCGGGCTTGTTGATGTTGTTCGTGTCACTGAACCAGATATAGGGTAGTCCCTTCTGCACACGAGACTCTAGCACTCGAGCCCAGATACGTCTCTTCTCTGCGTCCCCCTCGATCATCTCTACCATCCAGTAGTCGGGGACACAGACGGCGTAGAAGATGTTCTGTAGGTCACTACCTATATCCTTAATGCGAAGGAACTCCTCGATATCGGGGTGGTCAATGTCTAGGTAGGCGGCAAAAGATCCCCTACGTGAGCCCTGTGTCACTACGGTCATTACCGTGTCAAAGAGCTTCATGAAAGACACAGCACCTGAGGACTTCCCATTATTGGTAATGGAAGCACCTCTCCCTCGAAGGTTGCCGAAGTATGCGGAGGTACCTGCGCCGAGCTTGGTGTGCATCATCACCTCACCGAGCTTGGTCGTGATATCGGAGATACTATCGCCGATGTAGCAGCCTTGGCAGGAGATCGGCAGACCACGTGAGGTACCTGCGTTCGTCCAGATAGGGGAGGAGAGGGATAGCCACCCCTTGTAGATAGCATCCTTGAAAGCCTCCTTGACCTCCTCTGTACCTACCTGCTCACCTAGGTGATGACATACGGAGGAGGTTATCCGATCGATAGCGTCATGGATGGTCTCACCATTAAGTAGATACCCACGGTCGAGGACGGCTTTAGACTCCTCGTTGTACCACCAGGGCTCTTGTCTAGAATAGGTCATTGGCTGTAATGGGTTTGTCGTGCTTAGTGTAGGCAGTTGGGCGTTTAGCGAAGAAGTCGTCTAAGTCGTTAGCATAGACATATTCATCGAACCACTGCATAGGAAGATACGCCTCTGTCGGTATGTTATATACCTTGGGATAGCCCATCTGGGTAAGAGCGTTATCTACACGATGCTTCATGAAGGCAAGCATGTCAGCCTGCGAGTAAAACTCCAGTTCACCTGGCTCGTAGATCCATGCTAGGAGCTCCTCCTCATAGGCTAGGTAGTGCCTGACCATCCTCTCCACCTCTTGGCTGGGAAGTCGTCGGTCAGGATACTCCTGGAAGATCTGATTGATGATATAGACTCCTGCATCGGCGTGGCACTGCTCATCCACGCTACTCCATGAGACCATGTTGGCGGTATTCTTGAGGATACCACGGAAGTGGGAGAAGGCCACCATGTTGGCAAACTGCGAGAAGAGCGAGGAGTTCTCTATGACGATAGTGAAGAAGAAGAGCTTATGGATGAAGTCCTGCTCTCCCCCTAGATGTTCATCTGTGAGATCGAGCTTACGTCGGAAGACGGGGATCTCAAGGAGCTTCTTAAATTCCCCTTCTAACCCTACGACCTCCAGCAAGCGAGCATAGGCAGAGGAGTGTCGGCACTCCGACTCACTGAATGTCGCTCCTAGGTCATTGAATTCGGGCTTGGGTAGGAACTCGTAGAGCTTGCCCCAGAAGGTCTTTACCGTCACCTCTACCTGAGCGATAGCCAGCAGACTGCGCTTGATGACCTCCCGCTCACTATCACTAAGGAGTGTCTTGAAGTCCTGGATGTCGTCACTGAAGTCTACCTCGGAGTGCACCCAGAAGGTACGGTTCATGTTGTCTATGAACCGCTGCACCTCGGGATACTCAAAGGGCTTGTACTCCGTACGTTTGTCGAAGATCATGTTGTCTCGTTACTTGTATTTGGTTAATAGTCTCGCTTTAGTCCATGCGCTCCCGATAGTCCTCGTAGGTATAGGTGCGCAGGGTCTCGATGGTGCCATCGGTGCGCAGGAGGGCGATACGGGGGTGCGTGATGCCATTGAACATCGTTGTCTTGACGGTCGTATAGTGGAGCATATCCTCGAAGATGATCTCCTGCCCGACCTCTAGTGGCTCGTCAAACTCCCAGTAGCCTACGAAGTCACCACTCAGACAGCTACACCCGCCGATGCGGTAGCTGTATGCCTCGGGGCGGTGCTCACTTGTACTCCTAGCCCCTCGGATAGCAGGCTGGTAAGGCATCTCCAGGCAGTCGGGCATGTGGCAGGTGAAGGATACGTCTACGATAGCCGTACGTATCCCGTGATGCTCCACGATGTCTACGATGCTGCTGGTGAGGAAGCCTGCCTGCCAAGCGAAGGCACTTCCTGGCTCTAGTATCAGGTGCAGATGCGGGTGACGCTCTCTGAAGGCACGCAGGACAGCGATCAGATGCTCTACGTCATAGCCCTGACGAGTCATCAGGTGTCCCCCGCCCATGTTGAGCCACTTGACCTGAGGGAGGATGTGGGCAAAGTTGCGCTCGATGATCCCGAGAGTCTGCTCTAGGTCTTCGGCTGAACCCTCACAGAGGGAATGGAAGTGCAGTCCCTCGATCCCCTCAGGTAGTGTGGTCAGCTCACTAGCGGGGACTCCGAAGCGTGAGCCAGGGGCACAGGGGTTATATAGATCCGTCTCTACGGCTGAGTATTCGGGGTTAATTCGTAGCCCGAAGGACGTACTCCCATCCCGAGGCATCAAGGGACGCATACGTTCGATCTGCGAGAGGGAGTTGAAGGTGATGTGGGAGCTGTAGCGCAGCAGTGCAGGGAACTCCTCCTCCGTGTAGGCGGGGGAGAAGGTGTGGGCTCGTGCCCCCATCTCCTCATAGGCTAGCTGTGCTTCCCATATTGAGCTGGCAGTACTCGTGGGTACATACTCTCGGATGATCGGGAAGGTACGCCACAGGGCATACGCCTTGAAGGCAAGAATAATCTCCACCCCAGCCCGCTCCGCTACATTGCGAATGAGTGCTAGGTTGTCCCGCAGACGCTTTTCCTCTAGTATATATGCGGGGGAGGGATACCCCGATCTCGTTGTTGCCAAAGCTCAGTATATATAGTTTGTCCCAGTTAAAGGTACAAAGATAATCAAACTATGCCTCCTTCCTCTCCCCGCACCCTCTCCTTCGGAGCCTCCTCTACCTCTGCACCTTCGTCCCCTCTCGGTATAATCAGCAAAACGAAGCGTAGCACATCTATCAAACGAAGCGTACCTCCAGGAGCTCACCTCGGAGAAAACGAAGCGTAACATTTTGAGCCGTATTACATAGCACAACAATCACGCACAGCAACAAAGAAAGCTCCCCCGACGCCTAAGCATCGGGGGAGCTTTCTTTGTCTTCGTAGGGCTATCCCAGGAGGTCTTCAGCTCTGACGGAGAGCATTTGCTCTAGGGCGTCACGGCTTAGCACCTTGTCTTCGATTTCTTTAGATGCGTCGAGCCCAATTCGTACGCATCCATCCTCAGGGTCATAGTCCATGTAGTAGTCGATATATGCACCATCTGCGTAGCTCTCGTTGATTATAGCTGTATACTCTTTGGGGGGCTCAATGCCAGTCCTCTTGACGAGCTCCACCATCATCGCCTGCAGTAGGTCGACGAGGTAATCATGAGCCGTCTGCCAGCTGTCTACACCTTCGACATAGTGCCCTGAGATATCTTCGAGGTACTCACTGAAGGACTTCTTGTTCTCAATCTCGAGGCGAGCGACACCTCGGTGATAGTTTCCTCGATCGGTGTCCGATACGAGCACGTCGAGGTCGTACTGAATGTTGTGATCGGCGGGCGTTACACCTCCTAGTACATTGTAGTGGTAGGTGTTCTTTGTTTCTGCGTTCATTGTCTTGTTCTTGTTTTGCCTTTCGGCGGTGATACTTATTTCTTCCTTGTCTCAAGGTTCGACCCTTTTGACACTACAAAAATAGTTAGATTTTTCTAACTATCGAAATTTCGGAGAAAGTTTTTTATACCTCCTTCTTTTTCAACGTCTTGGGCTTCCCCCTAAGCTCCCTCACGACCTCCTCGAGCTGGGCGATCCTTGCGTCTCGCTCCTCAATGAGAGCCCTATGCACGGAGAGCAAGATCTTTTCGGCGTCTGATTTAAGCATCTCACCCTCCCCCGTAGCTACCCACTGGAGGTTTAGATCAGGAAAGGCTCGCCCAATCTTGTGCATCGACTTGCCGCTGATGCCAGCGGTCTCCCAATTCATAAAATTGCGGGTAAGCCCTGCTTGCTTGCAAAAGCTATACTCGGTGATACCTTTATATCGTATATAGGCTTTTAATCTATCTCTCATGTCTCTATCTATTGGTATCCCCACCTCTACTGGTGCAGAGGTGGGGATAGTGGCTGTCTATTGTAGATGGTTGTAGATTGTAGCACTCACAGATCAGCGTTTTGCCTTTTGGGTTGATGATCTCTTGATTATTTTGCTCCTGAGCTCTTCGAAATCGTCGGCCTTTTTGCTCATGTAATCAGCTGGAGAGTAGCCTGCACGCACTAAGCATCTTAGCCTGCTTATACGATAGTTGAGATAGGCTATGCTTGATGCGTATAGCTCTTTTCTCAGGGCTAGGTACTCTCTATAGCTGATCTCTCTGTGCCTGATGATGCAGATCTCGTCGTCGCCACCTGTGCCAGCTATAACACCCTTATAGTATCTCTTTTTTAGGTGGCTAACGTCTGAGATGGCAAATGACCAGATCTCAGGTATTAGCCCCCACTGTGCCAGCGATACACCTGGCTCGTACTCTCTGTCTCTGTGATTATAAGAGTACCCGTCTTCTGGAGCCTCGCCGTATCTGTAGCCGACGATCGGCATGCCTATGATGTCGTCTATCTCTGTGTATGGTACTTCGTCGATTTGCCTTGTCTTATTCATCGTCTTGTTCTTGTTTTGCCTTTCGGCGGTGATACTTATTTCTTCCTTGTCTCAAGGTTTGACCCTTTTGACACTACAAAGATAGTTAGATTTTTCTAACTATCGAAATTTCGGAGAATTTATTTTGTAACTACTTGATACTGATAAGGTCCTCGGGTAAAGGAAAGCGGGGAAGCCGTTGCCGACTCCCCCGCTTGGAAGAAATAAGTTTGCTCTGTCAAAGAACAAAACTTTTTGAGCGCTTATGCTCGTTTAAACTCACTCCCCTGCTGGGGAGACAGTACAGATAACTTGTGGCTATCCGCACAACAAAGGTAGGCAAAGCAGATGAAAGCGCAAAATAGACGTACGAACGCTGTACGAACGGAATTATAGCACTAGTCGAAGAGCGTCGGCTCCTGCTCTAACTCGTAGTTACACACCATCCACTCCTCCTGCTTACGTCGAGAGGTCTTAGATGCCGAGATGGTACGCTCGATGCGATGGATATGCCACCCGTGCTCAGTGGCGTATCTCTCGATATTTGGCTCGGGAAACATCGTTAGCATGAACTTACCCTTGACCTCTGCAAGGAGGTCAAGGAGAGCTATCAGATGGCTCTCGCCGAATACTCCCTCATAGTGCCCGCAATCACTGCCAACGTAGGGCGGATCGACGAAGTGGAAGGCCTCGGGCGTGTCGTAGCATCGGATGACCTCCAGGGCGTCACGATTTTCGATGGTCACCCCCTCGAGGCGTCGGGAGAGATGCTCTCCGAACTCCTCCTTAGCATTACGCACCTTGGTAGGCATCGCTCCGCTAAAGTCGTAGCCAAATGTCCCGTCAAGCATAGAGGCAAAGGACATCTTAGAGAGTGCCCACACTGCCCAAGCCCTATCTATGCGTGTGAAGAAGTGGGGGTACGAGAGGATATGAGCTGCGTGTGCATGGAGGTCACGGGCGTGTATCGTGACATCGACACGAGCCTTGAGTGCATCGAACTCAGTGCGTAGCATCTCGTAGAAGTTAGTCATCTGTTGGTTTAGGTCGTTAATAACCTCTCCATCAGATGGGGGCTTGGCGAAGAAGACGGCAGCACCACCACAAAATGCCTCTGTATACAGCGTGTGAGGCGGTATGAGTGGAAGTATATACTTAAGCATCGTCTGCTTGCCGCCATAATAGGTGATAGGAGTTTTCATAAGCTGACAAATCGTTGTACCTTTGTATTGTCTCAACTCTTCTTACTTGTATATGTGAAAGCGCCGATACGAAAGGATAGGCATTAAGCCCTCGACCTTTGCGTATCGGCGCAAGTTGTAAGAAGAATTGAGACGCTACTTACAAGGGTCGGGGGCTTTCCATTGCCCCCTCCCCGAAGATGTTACTTGTAGTTAAACTGGCTCTGACCAAAGAGTCGAACAGCCTTATAGTAGACATAGGCAAGGACGACGAACCACGTTTGTGATCCTGCCTTGCGCCCCTTGAAGTAGTCACACGACCGCTGTACCATGTCCCAATAGAGGCTGTAGTCGGCCTTGCGGCGATCTGCCTCCGTGCCGCCCATGTTGTAAAGCTCGTCGTGAAGCAGGCACTCCTGCTGGAAGAACTCGTGGTGTGGTGGGCGCAACCACCTCAGGAAGCCCGAGCAAGCGCCACATCCGTTGGTTTTGTTATCTGTCATAGTGTTGGTGATTATTACGAGAACACCTCGCTAAATGGAGGGGTGAATATCCGAGAAGTCGACGTGGATGGCTCACCAGCTGTAGCTGGCTCGAGATTATGAGTGTGAGCGTAGCGCTCCATAGCTCTATCGTAAGTTCGGGAGGGGACGGAGAACGAAGCCCCCGACTTGGGGATGTCACTCATCGACACCCCCGAAGACAGAGCCATATCGATCCCCGCCTCCCATGACCCCTTACTTGCGATAGCGACATCCCAGAGGGTCTGTCCTGGCTTTACCATCACCTCCATCGCCTTAGTATCTTGAGGATGAAGATGATTACAGCAAGGATGACCGCCGTACACCCGAGTACACGCAGCGTCGAATTGATGTCTGCTATTGCGCTACTCTTTTTGACCTGTGTCTCCACGTAGACACTGTCAATCTTATGCAAATAGACGGTGTCACGGAGGGTGCGATCTCGAATACGGGTGTGCCACCGCTCAAGATAGACAGTATCGCCCTTAGAGTGGATGTAGACACTATCGTGCAGGTAGATGCTATCTCGGCGCTCGGTGTAGCGATCCCTCCACTCTGTACGCACCTCTCCCTCCTTGATGATCGTCTTGGATGCCCCACAGGAGGAGAGGGAGAAGACGAGTAGGCAGAAGGCCGCAAAGGCAAGCACCGCAAGCACTCGATAGATGGTTATTGGTCTCATTGCTCTCATAGGTCTGCGTACTCAGGGATAGCGTCGAAGCAGGGACACTCCTTGATCCGCTCCCACGGATCTACGATGCCATTTCCGTTGGCGTCAGGGGAGAAGTCACGATGCCCTTGTATCTTGGCCTTGGGGTATCGAGCATGCAGCTCGGAGAGGAGTTTGCGGAGAGAGACACGTTGAGCCTCGGTGCGATTATCGACGCCCTTACCCGCCCTGTCAATGCCACCCACATAGGCGACATTGATGGTTTGCTGGTTGTATCCCTTGACCCCATTGCTGATGAGCTCCTCGGGCTGCAGGCGGTGCACAACACCATCGGCGGTGACCACATAGTGATAGCCAGGGCGAGAGAATCCCCTCTGCTTAAAGACTTGCTGAAGCTCCTTAATGCCCCACCCTTGGGGCGAAGCTGTGCAGTGCACAGCGATGTAGTTAATTGTCCTCATCGTTATTGTCTTGGTCTTGTTTGTTGGACTGCTTGGACTGGTGGATGTACCTATCGAGGCGGTGCTTGTAGTCTATGCCGAAGAGCGCACCAGCGAAGGTGCTCATCTCTCCGAAGGCTAGCAGCACCGACTGATGGATCTCCCCTTGGGGTACGATGAGGAAGGCCGTCCAGATGAGGACAATGCCCGCAATCGTCAGGATGGATGCCATCCATAGCTGAAGGGTAATACGCTTACGCATAGCTGTAGTCTTGGTTAATAGTGGGCGTTGATGTGGATGCCCGTGGTTGTTATCTTGACGGAGGTGACGGTCTGCCCATCCATCTCCATCTGCTCTCTAATGCGAGCTCTCCAATAGAGTGGCTTGTGGTCGAGGGTAATATCGGAGATGCCACACCCGACGGCTGGTGCCTCCTTGAGCTCTCCTTGGTGGAGGGTGAGTATGAGCGCTTGGTTCTGGGGGAGTGTCTCCCCGAGGGCAAGCCCCTCGAGGATACGCCCCTCCTCGTCACGCACAATGCGTATACGGGGCTCATAGACAGAGGTGAGTTGTATGCCTATCATATCAATGCTTGACCTTGGTGTCCTCGTAATCGCCACGCCGAGTTAGGGAGAGCTGCTTGGCTGACCAAGAGGAGATAGCGAGCTTAAGCGCTGCTCCTCCATCGCTCTTGACGGGTGTCCATCGCCCGAGTGCACTCTTGAGGTCATTGAGCTCTCTCTCCAGGAGGTTGATCTTGTCGGTCAGCTCGGCGATCTTGACGAGCCCCCCGAGCTTACCTCCATTGATAATCACCTCATCCGCTCTATCCATCGAGAGGAGCACGAGCTGGTCAAGGTCACCCGTGAGAGACCCCACGATGACGGCTGAGCCAACGGCGGGGCGCAATAGAAGCTGCGCTCCATCCACCTCGGTAGATGCCCGTAGGCGCACGTCTGGCACGCTCAGTCCGTCAATCTCCACCTCGCAGGTGAGGTCAGAGACCTGCGTGACGATACCCTGATATAAGAGCGGGGCGCTCTCTCCTTTTGCTCGGGAAATACGCTCCAGAAGCTCTCGATAAGGATCCATATACACTAACTAAGTCTAAAGCCAAGTTCTATCTTACGTTTACCTCCTGAGGAGCTAAACTCCGTCGTGACTGACCGAACGAAATACACCCCCTCCTTGTGTGGGTAATCGGCGTCATGGAGCTCCACCGTGTCTCCCGCCACACACTCGGGTACAAGCCACGTCTCGATGCTCCCATCATATCCGTCAAAGGTGCGACGGCGAAGCTCCGTCTCCGCCCTCAAACGCATACTCACCTCATCTGATGTAGGACACTTAACCGTTATCTTATCTCCCCCAGGAGTCCCCACCTCAAACTCCCGAACCTTGCCGTTAGGAAGTAGCGCCTTGACGGATATGAGGTACTTTTTGTCTTCCGCCCTCCGATAGGTTAGGTTTGCCTCCTCGATGTTGTAGGCAAAGTCATAGATGCGCTCAGTACCGATGACCTCTCCTGGTGGGTGGAGGTGGAGCACCCCCTCCCTCAGGTAGACGTCCGCCCCGCACTCCTCCTGTATCTTTTTGAGCACGTCGTATCCAGTCGCTGCTTTGACGACGAACTTGTCGTAGACCCAGGAGTAGGAGCAATCTACCTTAATTGATACCCCCATCTCCTTGATAATATGAGCGAGTAGGGATGAGAGGCTAATCTTAGTGAGGACAGTATCCCTAAGTGGTTTGCGAAGGAGAAACAAGTCATCCTCACAGGTGAGGGTGAGGTCACCATTGTCGGTAGCGATTCGCTGCAGATAACCTACAAACTCCGTAACAAGCCCTGTCTCCGCATAGCCGAGCCTGATGGTAACAGCATCGCCTCGGCGAAGCTCTTGCTCCACGTCTAGTGCCTTGTTGTACTCGGCGGCGGGGAGCGTGATCTTAGCCGTATCGGCCAAGAGCTCTACAGAGGAGTGGATCTCCACCTTATCCAGCATAGCGAGCTGGTAGCTCCCCACCTGGATGTCGTACACCATTGTATACATAGCTCGTTACTTGGTTAGATCTCGTCGGGTGAGCAACAACTTATAGGTGTCGTCGCTTAACGCTTGGATGCTGTAGTTTTGGTTAGCCTCTCCACTAGTATGGGGGAATTCCCAGCTCTCGAAGACAATACGGGTGATACCGAAGAGCTCGAAAATCGGGCAATAGGCTGACACCTTAGCTGCCTCGAGGTACTCCTTAAGCCGCTGAACCTCCGCCTTGGGGTAGCGTCCATCTACCCCTATGATCACCCCCTCTATACGAATGCTGTAGTCGTCCAGCGTCCAGCGCTCCTTAATTGAGCCCCTAATCTTACCCTTGGCAACTTGACGCTTGGCGAGTATATGTTGCCCCGTGATGGTGATCATCGGCTCCTGGGGGAGGAGCCAAGGCTCTGCCCCCTCGAGGGCGAGGGATAGGGGGAACTGCATCGGAAGGCCAAGGGCATTGGTCTGAACCTCCTCGAGCTCCTCCTCAGAAAGAGGGCGATCCACATCGGGGTGCTCCCCCTCGGGAAGGGAAACACGAGGGTGGTTAAAGAGGAAGGGGGGAGGTAGTGGGAGGCGGTGAAAGATAGTCTCCAGCTCAAAAGTCGTCATCGGTCTGTACTTGTTGCTATGGCGAGTGATCTATTGAGCACCGAGACGATGTTGCGCTCGAGCTCAGCTGTATCCGTCTTGTCCATCATCGACACCTGGATGCGCTCGACGAGCTTGCCGATGTGCACCGTAATTTGGGTGTTGCGTGTACCGCCCGTGGCGATCGCCTCCCCCGTCTTACCTCGACCGCCCTTACCCCCCTTGCCATCCTTGGGCGAGCCAAAGACGACGCTCTCTCCATTACCACTACCGAGGAGCTCGGGTACAGAAATACCTAGGGGCTTATCTCCCTCCTTGGCTGAGTCTTTTTTGGCGGCATCCTTAGCCTGCTCGGCAGCTAGGTGTTGGTCGAACGTAGTGCCAACACCTCCAAGGAGCTCCTTGCTCGCCTGGAACGCCTGCGTAGCGCTATCGACACCGACAAAGCCCTTAGCCGCTTCCCCAACCGCATCAGCCGCCCCCGAGAAATCACCTGAGAAAAGGAGCTTAATCGCCTTACCTACGTTACCGATAGCCCCGAGGAGCTCATTGATACGGTTGACGACATAGTCCTTGATGATCCCACCAAAGCCTTTGAGCGTGTCCCACATTGTCAGGAGGAAGGCACGGAAGCCAGCGAACTTGTCCCAGCAATAGATGACGACACCTACCAGGATAGCTATGGCCGCTATGACGAGACCGACGGGATTAGCCGCCATCACGGCATTAAGGAGCGCCTGCACGGCAGCAAAGCCCGCTGTAGCTACCTTTGCCACCACTGCCACCGCAGCAAGAGCACTATGAGCAATGGCCTGAGCATTGAGCGCTATGGTGACGACACCAACGATCCAAGCTGCAAGGAGGAGCTCCTTACGCCACTTTTTGATAAAGTTAGCCGTGCCGACGATGAAGTCGATGACTCCGCCCACCACGGCGAAGACCTTAGGGACATATTTACCCACCGTGTCAAAGAGGTCGAGGAGATAGGGCTTAACCTGATCGTAGATCTTTACCGCCCCACTCTGAATAGAGCCCATGAGCGTATTCCACGCACCAGCTCCCGACTCCCCCAGGGCATCCATCATGCCGTGGAACTGACCACCCTCCCCCGTAGCATGTGCGATTGCTTGCGCCACGTTCTCCGCCGTAATCTGCCCCTTGCTCATCTTGTCCTGGAGGCTCTCATAGCTCTCTCCCGTCATCTTAGCCAGCTCCTTGAGGGGATTGAAGCCCGCCCCAACGAACTGCATAAGATCCTGCCCCATGAGCTTACCCGCAGCATTAACCTGCCCAAACACAAGCGAGAGCGAGGCGAATTTTTGAGCGTCGCCGCCTGACACATCAGCCAGTTGTCGCATATAGCCCATCACCTTGTCTGCCTCAACTCCGAAGGAGAGCATCTGTCGAGCCCCCTCGGTGAGCTGCATACGGTCAAATGGGGTGCGATCAGCGAACTCCGCAATATCTCCCAGCATCTTGCTCGCCTGCTCTCCATTGCCAACAAGCGTCTTGAAAGCGATGCTTGTTTGCTCTGCCTGCATACCTATCTTAGACACCGCTGCAAGCCCACCGCCAAGAAGGGCATAGGGATTGGTCAGTAGCGACAAGCCAGGTATACGATTAAGCTCTGAGGAGAGCGAGCTAAAGCTGAGCGCCTTGCGCATCGACTCGCCGACACGCTTAGCCTTGCTCTCAATGGAGTTAAGAGCCCCAATGACATCACGCACCGTCGAGCTGACATTATCTTGTCTCGCCTTGAGGTTGATGAAGAATTTTAGCTGCTTATCCATTGCTTTGAGCTTCGAGCTTGCGTAGCTCGTTTAGGTAGTTAATAGTGGCTGCCCACTGATGGTCGGGCAGGGTATCTGGGTCTAGGTGGAGGTAATAGCGGATATAGGTGTCGTAGAAGAGAAAGCTCTCCCAGGAGACTTGTCGCTCCTCGGAGGCGGATAGGACATCCGCCTCCCTTAGAGCTTTTTTACTTCCGCCTCCTTAGTCTTAAGGATCTGGTCTAACTTACCGATGGCGGGTAGGAAGTAGTCATCATCCTCGAGGATCTCCTGATCCCCCTCGAGCCAAAGCTGCTTAAACAGCGTCTCAGAGAGCTGGATAGGATCCTTAATACCCGACACGAAGCTGAACTCCTGGCGAGTAGGCTTGCGAAGCACACAGCTCTTATCTTCTACGGTAATCTCATAGATGGCGCCCTTGCCGTACTGCTTCTTCCAGCCCTCAATTTGTTCTGGCTTAAATTCCATTTTAATGTCTATCTAATCGTGTTCGTAGATCTAGCTTGCCTGTTTCCTGAGGAAGGTGAAGGGGATAGCGTACTCGGTGAACTTGTCCCCTTGCTTCCACTTGTCCTCCTCCTTGGAAAAGGTACATCCGATGAGGGTGTCAGTGTGCATCGTGTCGCCCTGGGTAGGGTCTCCATAGCTGACGATGATGGTCGTCGAGGCTCCTAGGATGCTCCCTCCACACGCCTTCTGTAGGAGGTGGAATTCGCTCCCTGTGAGGGTGATTGTCCCTGAGTACTTGATATTCCCACGCTGGATAGCCATAGGCTGGCTACCAGCTCCGTAGATAGCCTCTTGCTCCTGCTCGGCGGTGTACTCGATGCCACGGAGACCCGTGACTCGACGACCGCCGAGGAGCAGAGTAATGCTCATCCACTCGTACTCTCTTCCGTTGTAGATGTTCATTGCGTTGTTACTTGTTATAGATGGATGCTACTGCTGTGAAGCTGAGCTCAACATCGATGTAGCGGGCATAGCCGAAGGGGCGTACCGAGAGTTTGCCTCGCACCTCAGAGGTAGAGAGTACATTACCAGGTACTATCTCAAATCGGCATCCACTACCCGTAGTTTCATCAGCGGAGAGCTCTGACTTAGCAGTCATAGCTCTGTCAATCGCCCCAATGACCCCTTGCTCCAAGCTACGCACCGTTGCTGGGTGCAGCGTGCCATCAATCTGCATCTCGAGGTCGTCGAGGAGGAGATTGAGGAGGGTGTCATAGGCGATGCGATAAGCCTTATCAATCGTACGACGAGCGGTGATATGGGCATAGTCACTAGACTCCGATACCGCCAAGCGGTCATCGCAGAAGTAGAAGCCAGCTCGCCCGACATACTGCCGAGGACAGATATAGCCTCGGGTGTAGAGGTCAGCAACTGCTCCCGTCTGAGTCTCGAGGGGCTGCCCGCCCAGGTAGAGAGCATCGGCGGCAATCTTGCCATCTAGCACCCTACCGACATTGCGCTGTACGCCAACCTTGGCAATGCGCCCAGCAAGCAAGCCTACTGCAGCACCCTTGCCCTCCGCTTGGGTATCTCCAACAAAGACGCCCACTCGGCCACAGCCGAGCTCGGAGATATCTTTGAGCCCCTGACGCTTGAAGCCTCTGCCCTCAAGGATGACAAAGAGGGGAGCATAGAGCGAATAGGTTGCATATACAGCGGTCTCCTGAGCCTTAGGGATGGCAGTGAGCACATCCGCTACAATGCCCTCCGCCGCCTCTAGCTCATCTTGAGCATCGAGGGCGACGGCTACGGCACGAAGACGCCCCTTACACAGGGTGATGAGCTTACGCAGCTCACCCGCCTCGTCCTCGCTCGCCCCCTTGGTACAGAGCTCCGTCATCGTCTTGGTCTTATCGACTCCATAGATGATGAGCTCTGTACCCTCACCCGCCTCGGCGAAGAACTCTCGCACGTGCTTGAGAAGCGTGGCATTGGTCTCATCTGTCACCTTGAGCGCCTTGAGGTCGCCAACTGAGCGGATCGAGTAGGGCTTACCCAACTCGTAAGTACTCCCCACAGCGGTAGATGCAACCATCAGGGCTGTGAGCCCATCGGGGGAGTCGCCCACCTTGCCGAGGTTGCCCTCGGCGAAGGTGATTTTGACTCTAGGTAGTTGTGCCATGATCGAGCGGTTTAGACGTTACCCTCAGCGACGAGGAAGATACCCTTCTTGTCGTAGCGGCGGTGCGAGCCACCTACACGAAGGAGGAAGGAGTAGATGTCAGAGTAGTAGGTGGGGTCATCGAGGGAGCTGAACATCTTAGCCTCCCCGAACGCATGGGAGACACACCCTGACTGCCAAGCGAAGCCAGCAGCTACCTCGGTAGCTTCTCCACCAGTAGGATCGGTGATGATCTCTCCGTTCGCCTTCATGCGGAGCACTCCACTCCGAGAGAAGATGTCGATGCCATACAGGTTTCCGACCGTCCCCTTAGCAACATCAGCCGATGCAATGAACGCAAAGCGTCCAGCCTCGGTGAGGCTATCCAGGAGGTCACCATACATATCCGTATCAAGGATAAGGTAACGCCCTGTCTTAGGCATATCCTGCTTGTCCATGCGCAAGGCTATCTGATGAATGACGTTTACCGTCATCTTCTTTCGCTTGCCCGTACCATTCTCGGTGTGGGCATCACGCTCACCCCCGTCGGTCAGGATCGGATGGGCGGCATCTGCACCCTTTGCCCAACTATGCAGGATGAGCTCTGAGGCAACCCTCTGCAGCTCTGCCTTGTCGTTCTTCAGGATCGAAGAGCGCTTCTCGTAGGAGAGCTCTACGCTGTCTGCGTGGGAGATACGGATAGGATCCGTCGTGAGCTCGTCGATGTTGTAAGTCAGCTCGTTGTCCGTTCGCTCATGAACCTGTGCTGGAAGGGTCGATCGGTTAACCTTTACGCCCGAGGGCTTCCCCGCATTGGGGACGTGCACCGTCTTGTTCTCGACATACTGGGAGTCGTTCTCCGACTTGGCGACAAAAGAGTCGTCTGGGAAGAAGTTCTCCTGCAGCGTCTTCAGCCACACTTGTGTCTGTAGTGCCATAAATACTTAGTTAATGGTTGGTTAATAGGTTGGAGTTAGCTCCTACTCCTTGTAGTCTACTCCGAATTCTTCCTTGAAGAGCGCCTTGAAGCCTTCGGGGTCGGAAGCCTTGAAGGATGGGAGGAGACCAGCTCGGTCGAGCTCATCCCAACTCTTACCCTCAAACTTCCCCTTTACTTGCTCCCGCTCGCTCCCCTTAAGGTAGTTCTCCACCTTGGGGATAGCGCTCCCTGGCTTTCGCCCTGGGGTGCTTGCAAGCAATGCTCTTGCACTATCGGGGGCGGAGACCAAGAGCGCCTCATAGTGAGAGCGCTGCTCGGCGGTGATCTTACCCTCCTCGATGGCGGCATCAAGGAGGATCTTGTTCTGCTCAGCTGTCATATTGGAGAGAGCTGTCTTCAGCTGCTTCTTCTCCTCCTCGGCGCCCTGAAGCATAGCATAGAGGCGAGCGACCTCCTTGACAGCATCCGCCTCGGTCATCGAGGCGGTGATGCTCGGACAGCTCTTTCTAAGTTCTTCTAGTAGTGGCATATCTATATCGTTTAGTGCCTGATTAGCCAGGCGGTTCTGAAAATACTTCTGGATCTCCTCCTGGGTAGATTTTTCGGTTAGCGGGGGGGCATCATCCTCATCCATCGAGTAGATGCCGTCGATGAGTCCCATAGCGAGACACTCCTGAGCGCTCAACCAATGATCCTCCCCGTCGAAGTAAGAGGCCTCAATTTCCTCGGGAGTCCTGCCGAGGCGCCCAGCGATCATCTGAGCAAGTGTCCTCTGAAGCTCCTCCATCTCCTCGGCTACTCGACGTAGCTCCTTACTATTACCCCAGGAGCCGCCGCTGACGTTGTGCAGCATCAGACGGGCGTAGGGCGACATATAGAGAGGCTTACCACATAGCGCTATGATAGCTGCCATAGAGGCGGCAATACCATCAATGTAGATGGTGATGTCGGCTGGACTATTGCGAAGCGCCTCGTAAATGGCAAGTCCATTATAAACCTCACCTCCTCCGCTATTAATGCGGATGTCAATCTTATTATAGGCTCGGGTGAGCTCGAGGAGGCGGGTCACCACCTCTCGAGCGGAGACCTCTGACCACTCGCCTACCTCACCATAGAGTAGGATCGTGGCCTCTCCCCCACCTGAGGGGATCACATTAAAAAACTGTATGAGCTTTGACATATCTGCGTCGTTCTTTGCTGGCAAAATTAGACGCTAAAACACCCACTTCGCAAATCGGATTTTACCCACGCAACTAATTGATAGTGTGATACTACCAGCTGTTATCTGTGACTAAAATTCGATTTGCGAAGTGGGTGTTTTAGGGGCGAACTTTGCTCTGGCAAATCACTCCCAGATAGGTATCAATGGCAAAGCAGATAGACTCCCCCAAGACCGCTAAGCGAGAGCTCGCTCAGCGCCTCTACGTCGATAGCAACTACACGCAGGAGGAGGTAGCACGCATTATCGGTGTTACCCGACAAACTGTTATCCGCTGGGCAAAAGAGCACCACTGGCAAGAGCTCAAGGCAGCGACCTCCGTGTCGCCCGCCGAGCAAATCAGGCAGCTACGCCAACAAATCGCCAACATCAACGATGCGATCCTCACCCGCCCGCTCTCGGAGCGATGGGCAACACCCGCCGAGGCGGACTCGCTGAACAAGCTAGCTACCGCCATCGCTAAGCTCGAGAAGGACGTAGGTATCGAGGATCTTGTATCTGTAGCTATGGCGATGACGAGATGGCTACGCACCTCTGACCCAGATCGGGCAAAGGAGCTGAGCAACCTCTTTAACGCATATATCCAAGACGTCACGGGAGGGGTCAAGCGATGAAGCTCGAAGAGAAAAGAGCCTTAGCACAATGGGCGGAGTACCACCGCTCGATGCTGAACGACGTATTTACCGACACCTCACTCTCCCAGGTAGAGGTCGATAAGCTACGTCGAGAGCTGGAGGCAGACCCCGTCCGTTGGATACAGTACTGCTTTCCCAAGTACGCAAAGTACCCATTTGCCAAGTTCCACATCGAGGCGATCATACGGCTCATCGAGCACGATGAGTGGTATGAGGTGCTCTCCTGGTCACGAGAGCTCGCCAAGAGCACCATCGTGATGTTCGTGCTCCTCTACCTTGTGCTCACAGGTCGTAAGCGCTTCGTCGTTTGCGCCTCCGCCACGGAGGATGCTGCCATCCGACTACTCACTCCCTTCAAGATCAACCTCGAGAGCAATAGTCGCCTACGACAACTGTACGGCGACCAGCAAACTCTCGGGGCTTGGAGTGAGGGCGAGTTCACCGCCCGATGCGGGGCTAAGTTCCTCGCTATCGGAGCGGGCTCAGCCCCCCGTGGGGTGCGCAACGAGAACGTGCGCCCCGACGTCATCTACACCGACGACTTTGACACCGATGCAGACTGCAAGAACCCCACCGTGCTGAAGAAAAAGTGGGACTGGTGGGAACAAGCCTTATACGGCACACGCTCGATCTCTGAGCCGCTCCTAGTTGTATGGTGTGGTAACATCATAGCCAAGGACTGCTGTATCACCCGTGCGGGCAAGCTAGCAAACAGCTGGGACATCGTTAATATCCGAGACAAAAACGGCAAGAGTAGCTGGCCGTCGAAGAATAGTGAAGAGCACATCGACCGAACGCTCGCCAAAATCAGCAAGCGAGCTGCTCAGGCGGAGTACTTCAACAACCCCCTCGAGGAGGGGGAGTTCTTCAAGCTCCTCCCCTGGGGCAAGGTGCCGCCCCTGCATAAGTTCCGCTTCCTCGTCTCGTATGGTGACCCTGCCTACTCCGATAGCCGAAGCAAGAAGAGCTCTACGAAGTCCCTATGGCTCCTCGGCAAGTACAAGGAGCGCTACTATATCATCAAGGGCTTCCTCGCCCACGAGACCAACGCCAACTTCATCGACTGGTACTTCCAGCTGGAGCAATACGTCGGGGGTGCTTGCCCTGTGTACCACTACATCGAGAATAACAAACTGCAAGACCCTTTCTTCCAGCAAGTGTTCCGCCCCCTACTCACAGAGGCCAACAAACGCAGGAAGATGAGCCTGCACATCCGAGCCGATGAGAAGAAGAAAACCGACAAGGCAGCTCGTATCGAGTCCCGCCTTGAGCCCATCGATAGAGAGGCTCGCTGGATCTTCAATGAGGAAGAAAAGGACAACCCCATGATGCAAGAGCTCAGAGAGCAATTCACCCTCTTCGACTTGACGCTCTCCTACCCAGCCGATGGACCAGACTCAATTGAAGGGGGAATACGTGCTCTCGACGACAAAATGAGGGAGTTTGAGCCCACCATCAGGATACCCATCGACGAGCTCCGAAGCGACAACAAGTATAGACTATAAACCCTATGGACAACTTCATCGACCTATCCGACTACGACGCATCGATCCACAAGGAGATACTTGGGTCTCTCGTCCGCAAGGAGACCCAACCAGGTGTCCTCAACCCCTCGTACGACCCCGAGGTCATCGAGGTGTGCGAGGATCGAGCTGTCGGGGAGATGATGGGCTACCTCGACAAGACCTATGACGTCGAAGCGATCTTTAGCGCTCGAGGGCGAGACCGTCACGCTCTCATCCTCATGTACGCTGTAGACATCGCCCTCTACCACCTCTTCTCCCTCCACAACCCCTATAAGATCTCGGGCATCCGCAAAGACCGCTACGACCGTGCCATGGAGTGGCTTAAGATGGTGGCTAATGGAGACATCACCATCGGCGGAGCTCCCCGCCTACCTCAGAGCGAAGCTCGAGAGAACGCCCGCTTTATCATCGATAGCGACAAACCTCGCCCAACTCAACTCTAGCCTATGGCACGATCGACCGAAGAAATCAAGCGAGAGATGACAGACGCCTTTATGGCTGATCCTGTCATCCGAGAGCGATACCAGCTCAAGGAGGGCGACACCTTCCGATCAGCTTTCTCCCTGGTAAGCATCGAGAATATCCTCTTTTTCGTCGTTGCGGCGGCTCACCATGTCCTGGAGCGCCTCTTTGACGGCTTCCGCTCGGAGGTGGAGAAGACGCTCGAGCGAGCCATCGTAGCCACCGTCCCCTGGTACTACCATAAAGCCCTCGAGTACCAGCATGGCGACAAGCTCACCCTCAACGAGACGACCATGCAGTACTACTACCCGAGGCTCAACGAGAGCCGACGGGTCGTCAAATACGCTGCTGTACGAGATAGAGGGGGGAGTATACAGATATTGGCATCGGGCTCTAAGGACGGGCTCCCCGAGCCCCTCTCGAAGGACGTACTAACAGCATTCGAGGCGTACATCAAGATGCTCAAACCTGCAGGTGTCGTCGTCAGCATACGCACTGCACCAGCTGACCATGTACGCATCTACGCTGCTATATCGGTAGACCCGATGATCCTCTCCCCTGAGGGACTCCGCTACAGAGATGGAGCTCGCCCCGTCGAGGAGGCTATCAAAGCCTACCTCCGTGGCATCACCTTCGGGGGGACGTTCAACAAGACTAAGCTCGTCGATGCCATTCAGGCCGTCGAGGGAGTCACCGATGTCCTTCTGACGGCGTGCCAAGCACGCACCCACTCAGGTGCATACAAAGACATCGAGGGCAACAACTACACCGCTTATAGCGGCTCGATCGTCGATGACAACCTCACCTCAACTCTACGCTATGTGGTATAAGTTCGACATTCACAAGTTCGCCGAGCAAATGCTTCCTCCTCGGCTACGCTCTAAGGTGCTCTTAGCCCTGCTTCGAGCTCTTCTAACCCCTCTCAAGAGACTAATTGAGGCATTCCGCCTCTTCCGTGACGAGGTGCTACGACGGCTGAGGACAACGGGACAAACCTACTCCCTCGAGTGGGCTCTCAATAAGCGATACCAGCTCCCCCCAGGAGCCATCTACATCACCGACACTCCTGACAAGACGCTCTTCCTCTTCTTCGACCGTGAGGGTCGTAGCCCCAAGCACGTTCGAAAGGATAGCGAGGCGCATGACCCCCTATACATTAGCTACGCCCACGAGGGTAAGCATGATGCCGACTTCATCGTCCACGTCCCCTCATTCCTTCGCTCCGAGGAGGCAGAGATACGCCGCCTCATCAACTTCTACAAGCCAGCTGGCAGAACCTACAGAATAGAATTTTACGAATATGAATAAGCTAAGCTTCAGCGAGGGCGGTCAGCCCATCAGCCTCGACGACCTCGAGTTCCTACAGTCGGCTATTGATCAGAGCCTACAGTTCTTAACGGAGAGACTCCCCAATGGGATCTACTTCAAGATCGAAGAAAAATCTGGAGACAAAGAGGGTGACCCCCGAAGGCTAATCTGGGATGATGGAGTCGCCATCATTGGGGGAAAGACCGCCTTCATCAGAAAAGGTGAGCTTTCCCTCTCCCAAGAAAGAGACAAGTACTGCGTGCATCGCATCCAGCGGCATGTAGCTGAGAAGAGCTTCGAGGATAGCTCAACTCATGCCACCCAGCTATTGGAGGAAGCCGAAATCATCCCTCTCAATAGCTTAGCGCCCAACGAGCCACACCTCCTTCTTTCGGTGGTAACTAAACCCTCTCTCATTGCAATTACGAAAGAGGGGGGAGCTAGAGTGTATCATCATGGCACATTCCTTGGCATCCTTTATGCTCATTACATCTCTCACGGCTTTTATCTCATCCGTGGAGAGTTTAAGTTTGATTACAGCTTCATCTCTGAGCCCGAGTCGTGTATCATTAAAGTCCCTCAGGGGCAGGAAAAATGGTTCAATGGAGGAGGCTTCCTCTCAGGAGACAATATTCCTCTCGGAACATCCATACACATCAGCAATGGTAGATACCTTGTATCTGGAGAAAAAGACGAGTCTAAGTATCCCCAAGGATCGACCAAGGTAACAGTCGCCTACCTAACCTACCATCTGCTATGAAGAACGGCTTAGAGCTAACAAAGCGGGCGGAGGCTATCGCATCCGCCACCGCCTCAGGCTCCATCACACCGCAATCGGTAGGCGATCTCCTGCGAGATATCATCTCCTACGTGGCGGAGGTGGAGCGAGAGGGCGGTACGCTTGGTGTGCGCAAGGTATACCCCACCGTAGCGGCTATGCAGGCGGATACGTCCCCCCAACTCGAGGGGGGACGTCCGCTGCGTAGCGGCAACCTAGTCGCCATCTACGATAGCGAGCACACCGACGCCGCCGACAACGGGCGTATCTACGTCTATACAGGTGAGGGGTGGACGGAGATCGCTCACCTGAAAGTACGCCTTGCCAATGCGTATACCGACGAGGACAAGGCAAAGGTCGCCCTACTGCAGACCGAAGGCAAGGGCAACGAGTACCTCGCAGCTGACGGCACGTACAAGGAGATCAACATACCCAAAGCTCCCATACAGAGCATCTCCGTAGGGGGGGTAGAGGTGGCACCCAGCCCTGAGGGGAGGGTAGATCTTACCATCCCCAAAGCTCCCGTCCAGGGCGTGTCGGTCAATGGTAAGCCCGTCACCCCCACCGCCGAGGGGATCGTCGACATAGAGACGGGCAAGGACAATGTACGCAGCATCAAGGTCAACGGGGTACGCCATGAGGCAAATGAAGCAGGCGAGGTGACGATCACCATCGACACCGTGGAGGTAGATGAGACGCTAAGCAAGGATAGCACCAACGCCGTGGCAAACTCCGCCGTGACCGCCAAACTCGAGGAGCTCGACAAGGCAAGTGTTGCGGGTATGGATGCCCAGCTGAGCGAGGACAAGGCACAAGTACGCCTCAAGCTCACCAACAAGCAGGGGGAGGAGGTCGCCTCGGTAGACCTCCCCGCTGGTGGTGGAGGCGGTGGTGGGGAGACACAAACCACCCGCCTGCTACTCTCCGCCTCGGTGGATCAGCCCGATGTCAAGGTGGGCGACTCTGCTACGCTCACCTACACCTACCGCCATGTCTCCGCCGATAGCGATGAGACCCCCACGGGCGTGCAGGCGACTATCCGCCTCATCATCCGTCGAGGGGCAACACAGCTCCTGGAGCAAACCATCCCCGACGTCTCGGCGGGCACATATACGCTCGACCTCACCCCCTACCTCAAGACGGCGGGCACAATCGACGTCCAGGTATTCGCCTCTGCTACCAATGCAGAGGGGCAAGTACAGAAGCGTACGGCGGCGACCAAGGTAGACGTCTATGCCCTCACCCTTGCCTCGAGCTACTCTGTGTCCTCAGGCCTCGTAGGCTACTCCCCCTCGAGTATCCTCAGCATCCCCTACACCGTCACGGGGGTCGGTAGCAAGACAATCACCTGCTACATTGACGGGGAGAGCCATAGCGTGCAGACGGTCACCCGAGCAGGGGTGACCAACGGTACAATACAAGTACCGCTATCGGGCATGAGCGAGGGGCGACACACCGCTCAGCTCGTAGCGGAGCTCACCATTGGAGCTAAGGAGATCCGTAGCGAGAGCATCTACATCGACTACTACATCGGCAAGACGGAGGATCTCCCTCGCATTGGGGTGATGTTCCGCCGTCGAGATGGTCGTATCCACACCCAGGGGGAGCATTTGCACCCCAAGGTGGATGCTGACCAGTTCGAGAGCTATAGCTTTGACTATGCCATCTACGACCCCCAGCGTCAGCCAGCGGAGCTCTCCCTAAAGGTCGGTTCGGCTGAGCCCCTCTCACTCTCTCTAGGACGAGGCACGGAGACCTACACCTCTCGTAGCATCACCTCGGGAGACCTCCCCGTACACCTCTCCTCTCGCCTCGGGGTGTCGTACGACCTCACCATCGAGGTGCGTGCAGGTCGGGTGAGCGTGGGTGAGATCACTGATGGTCTTACCCTCGCCCTCTCCGCCCTCGGCAGGAGCAATGCTGAGGCAAACCCTGCTACCTGGATGAGCGGTGGCATCGCCACCATCTTCCATAAGTTCGACTGGTCAGCTGGAGGGTGGGACGGCTCGTCTCTTAAGCTCATCAATGGCTCATCCATCACCATACCCGCTACCTTCTTTGCCAGCGACCCGATGGGCTCTGGTGGCACGATCGAAATCGAGCTACGCACCGACAATGTGCTCTCCGACTCAGGAGCGGTAGTAAGCTGTCGAGATGAGGCTGGTGTAGGCTTTACCCTTACAGGTAAGCACCTAGAGCTACGCACCTCATCAGGGGCGATCGTCACCCAAGATTACGCTCCTGGAGAGTATCTACGCATGGCGATCGTGATCCAGCCTAAGTCGGCACACCGCCTCCTCGAGCTCTACGTCGATGGCATCCGCTCGGGGACGGTTAGCTATGGACAAGCAGACAGCCTCCTGCAGGCAGTTGCTAAGCCCATTGAGGTGACGAGTGACCACGCAGATGTAAGCCTACGTGCTGTACGCCTCTACACTCGTGCCCTCAGTGATGACGAGCTCCTCAGCAACTACATCGCGTCCCGACCTGATGCCTCGGAGGTCGTAATCCTCTACGAGCGCAACGACGTCCTTGGCGACGATGGAGCAGTCTCCCTCGACAAGCTCCGCCGTCAAGGCAAGAGCGTCCTACGCATTGTGGGCAATGTACCACTAGTCAACGAGACCAACACCAAGAAGTTCGAGGTGCCCGTAGACATCTACTTCTACAGTGGCTTTGGCAAGCAGTACGACTTCGTGTGCAAGGGGGCGGGGCTACGCATCCAGGGGAATAGCGCAACGACCTACTCCCGAAAGAACTACCGCATCTACCTCGATCGGAAGAAGAAGTACAACACGACGCTCACCGTGGGGGGGATCGAGCAGGCAACGCTCAAGTATGCCTTC